GATACAAAAAAGGAGCAAAATAGCAACTAAATGTAGGGGGTTTTGTAAGACTAAACAGCACATCTAGTGTGTTGATTCTAAAAAGAAAACACTAAATGAGAACTATTCTCAATAAGGAATAACAAAAGGTGGACAGAACAGCACACAGAAGTAGGCGCAGAAGCTGCACAGAACAGCACACAGAAGTAACTCCAAAGTCTGCACAGAGCAAGACATAAAAGTAACCATAGTGTGTCTTATAAACAACAAAGTATAAGTGTAACTATGGACAGTCAATATAACAATATGCTATAATCGGTCTTACTAAAGAGAATAGGACGAGTAAGGGCTGTTTTAATAATAATAAATACAACTCGTCACCAATCTCTTTAGTTACACAGTGTAACACAATGTTACATAGTGTGTTCGGTGTAATTAAAGAAAGGTTCCATAGTGGGTAGACCTCCAAAAGAAACCTCTCTACCAAAGGGAAGACCTCGTAGGGATGTTGTTAAAAGTAAGACCAAAGGCAGTCGTGGTGTTGTTGGAAGACCCAAGGGGGATACAGCAATCATTAACGAATACAAGGCACGTATGTTGGCATCGCCCCGCAGTGAGAAAGTACTGAATGCCATATACGATGCTGCCCTAGATGCTGAACACAAGAACCAGGCTGCTGCGTGGAAACTGATTATGGATAGGTTCTTACCTTTGTCGTATTTTGAAAAGGATGGGCAGAGTGGGGGCAGAGCCAGCATCAGTATAAACATCACGGGGGTTGGTGAAAGCTCTCCTGAGATTGTGCAGGACGTAACCGACGTGGAGATAAAAGATGCTTGATGCGTTGTTAAACATTGGTGGTAAGCTGGTAGACAAACTTATTCCTGACCCAAAAGCCCAAGCACAGGCTAAGTTGGATTTGGCTAAGATGGCTCAGGATGGAGAGCTGGCAAAGATTGCTAATGAAACCGAGCTATTCAAGACAGAACAGAACAACCTATCCCAGCGCCACACGGCTGACATGCAGAGTGACTCTTGGCTGTCAAAGAATATACGCCCAATGACACTGATAGCCATATTAACGGGTTATTTTGTTTTTGCGTTGATGTCTGCTTTTGACTTAGATACCAACGCAGCTTACGTAGAATTACTAGGGCAGTGGGGTATGCTTATTATGTCCTTCTACTTTGGCGGGCGCACCTTAGAAAAAATCATTGACCTACGTAAGGGGACTAAATGAAGTACTCCCTAAGCAAACGCAGTCTGGACAAATTGGAAGGTGTGGATGAAGATTTGGTCAAGGTGGTGAAGTTTGCCATTGGTATGACCAAAACCGATTTCGGTGTTACTGAAGGACTACGCACCATTGCACGTCAGGAAGAACTCGTCAACAAGGGCGCAAGTAAAACCATGAAATCCATGCACATCATTGGTCGTGCAGTGGACTTGGTAGCCTACGAGGGTGGTGACGTAAAGTGGGAATTGCCCTACTATTTTGACATTGCTGACGCTATGAAAGAAGCAGCCGTTATGGTTGACGTACCTCTCCAGTGGGGAGCAGCGTGGCACATTGAGGACATAAGGAAATTCGACGGAAGCATGAAGGATGCGTACAACGAGTATGTTGACAAGCGTCGCAGCCAAGGCAGAACACCATTCATTGACGCACCACATTTTCAGATTTAATGAAATTCTTCATCATCCTCTTTGTATTTGCTGCACCTGGCATCCTACAAGTTAAGGGAGAGAAGGCTGTGGAAACACAAGAGCAGTGTGTACAAGAAGCGTACAAAATTAACATTGACGGCAACGTCCCATTCAACGCAGCCTGCATCCCAGTACAGAAGGACAAGATGATATGAAAGACTCCCGCTTAAGCAGGGCTGGTGTGTCAGGTTACAACAGACCCAAACGCACCCCGTCCCATCCAACTAAAAGTCATGTTGTAGTCGCCAAAGAGGGTGACCAAGTTAAGACTATCCGTTTCGGACAACAAGGAGTGAGTGGTGCAGGAAGTTCCCCTAAAACAGCAAGTGAGAAGGCTCGTCAGAAAAGTTTTAAGGCAAGGCACGCCTCCAACATCTCCAAAGGAAAAATGAGTGCTGCCTATTGGGCTGACAAGGTTAAGTGGTGACAGAGTTAAACATTTCTCTACTACCGTGGCAGAAAGAGGTATGGGAACACCCAGCACGGTTTAAGGTTGTGGCTGCTGGACGCCGTACAGGTAAATCTAGGTTGGCTGCATACCTGCTGATAGTAAACGCACTTCAGGCTGATAAAGGTCATGTGTTTTATGTGGCTCCTACGCAAGGTCAAGCCCGTGACATTATGTGGCAAACCCTGCTGGAGGTCGGGCATCCTGTTATACAGGGTAGTCACGTTAACAATTTACAGATAAAACTTGTCAATGGAGCCACAATTTCTTTGAAAGGTGCAGACCGTCCTGAGACAATGCGTGGTGTTTCACTGAAATTCCTTGTTATGGACGAGTATGCCGACATGAAACCTGAGGTGTGGGAACAAATCCTACGCCCTGCACTGGCTGACCAAAAAGGAACAGCACTATTTATCGGTACGCCGATGGGAAGGAACCACTTCTATGACCTTTACCTCTATGGTGAAAAGGGAGATGACAGCACTTTTGCATCTTTCCATTTTACTTCTTTCAATAACCCACTCTTGGATGCAGCAGAAATTGAAGCAGCTAAGAAAAGCATGTCGTCGTTTGCCTTCCGTCAGGAGTTTATGGCTTCCTTTGAAGCGATGGGTGGTGAACTATTTAAAGAGGAATGGGTAAAGTTTGACGAAGATGAACCTGAACGTGGCGATTATTACATTGCCATTGACTTAGCTGGCTTTGAAGACGAAAACGCTAAGAAGGTAAAGAACAAAAGGTTAGACAACACAGCTATCAGTATTGTTAAAGTTAATGAAGATGGTTGGTATGTACAAGAAATCATCTATGGACGGTGGGATGTGAAGAAAACAGCACAGAAAATCTTTGATGCTGTGAAGAAATATGAACCAATAGCCGTAGGTATTGAAAAAGGCATAGCCAAACAAGCCGTAATGCCCTACATCAGTGACATTATGCGCCGTAATCAAACATTCTTCCGCGTAGACGAACTTACACACGGAAATAAGAAGAAAACTGACCGTATTGTTTGGTCTTTACAGGGCAGATTTGAGAATGGGTACGTTGTTTTGAACAAGGGGGAGTGGAACCATGAGTTTCTTGACCAACTTTTCCAATTTCCTAACCATTTGGTGCATGATGACCTTGTTGATTCTCTATCATACATAGAACAACTGGCTAAGGTTAGCTATGTTACCGACTTTGAAGAAGACGATTACGAATACTTAGACGCTGTGGCAGGATATTAAGGGAGAAAATATGGCTGGTATGTTTGATTACGAAGACCCTGAGTATGTTCCCGGAGCAGGGCAAGGGCTTTCTCCTTTGTCGTTGGAAGCGGCAACCAAATATGCTCAAGACTTAGCACGTTTTGGCAAAGGCGCTGTAACAGGCACGTTCGGGGCGCTTGGAGATGTGGAATCTTTTGGGCGTGGTGTGCGTTCAGCGGTAAACCCACAAGGTAGCACTGTTCTTAATGCTTTCTTGTCAGGAATGAACCAACCAACAGTGTTGCCAACGTCTTCTGATGTAAACAAAGCAATTAATCCATACATGCCATCTTTTATGGCTGGAGAAGCCACTGCACCACAACAGATAGGTGAATTTGTAAGTTTGGGTGGTCTTCTATCACAAGCAGCTAAACGTGTCCCTAGTTTAGTTAGGGCAACAGAGAACGCACCTGTTGGTCTTAGCATTAAACCTGTTCAAGGGGCACCTAAATCAGGTCTTGGTTTCTACTCTGCTGTTGAAGATGCCGCCCTAAACCTGCAACGCAATAGTGGCGCTGGTCAGGCTTTCTTGAACGATATTAAGAAAGGCGCAAACGTCAAAGATGAAGAAATCAAGTGGATAGGACTTGATGAGTTTTTGGCTGGCAAAAAGAATGTAACAAAACAAGAAGTGCAAGACTACATTGCCAACAACAAGGTTGATGTGCAAGAGGTTCAGCTTGGTAACCTGAATAGAGGAGAATTACTCCGCTTAAAAGAGCTTGACGAAAAATTGAATAGCGGTAAAACAATGACGCCTGACGAGCAAGTAGAATATAACCGTCTTGTAGATAGAGAAAGTCTGCTACATACAAGCGGGTTAGCTCCAAGGTTCGGTCAATACACCCTACCCGGTGGTGAGAACTACCGAGAGATTCTGCTGACGATGCCGCAGAAAAAAATTGAATTTTCTACTCAGGGTTGGTATGCAAAGCCAAAAGGTAATTATGCTTGGCTGGTTTTTGATGAAAGAGGGAATCAAATTGGAACTGCGTATGACGCTAAAAATGTTCAAGATGCAGTTCAAGAAGTTGCAAAAATGCAGGGCGCAACACCAATAGACAAAAATTTCCGTTCTGGTCATTGGGAACAACCCAACGTCCTAGCTCACCTGCGCGTGAATGACCGAATGGACGCTGACGGCAAGAAGATGCTGCTCATTGAGGAAGTGCAAAGTGATTGGCATCAGGCTGGACGGGATAAGGGGTATAACAAATTACCAGATGATGCTCAAGTAGTGCAAAGTCCATATACTGGTGATTTCATTGTCCAAAGAGCAAATGGAAATTATTTGGGAGAATCGGCTACAACCAGAGAAGAAGCTATCCAAAGCGCAATTAGACATCATGGAGGCGTGCCAGACGCTCCGATGAAAGATACTTGGTATCAACTCGCCTTAAAACGTGCGCTGCAATATGCCGCCGAGAATGGCTATGACCGAGTGGGTCTGACTACTGG